GAAGTTTATGCCCTTGGGCAGTGGGGCATCTGGGATAGGGATTCACTCTTTGCCACTAGCTTCGAATACGCTAAACATGTATATGACGGCTACATCAAGGCCTCTCCGGTGCATAACCTTTACCTAGCCTTTGACTTCAATGTCACCAACACTTGCGTAGTCAGCCAGTACATCAAAAACTCTGAGGAAGGCATCTACTATGCCACTATCAATGTCATCAAGGTGTATCGGGTGGGTGATCTTGCCAGCCTTTGCCAGACCATCCGGCAGGAGTTCCCGGGCATGACCTACATCATCAACGGTGATGCCTCCGGTGCTTCCCGCAATGCCTTTACTCAGGACAATATCTCAGCTTATGCCCTGATCAAGAACTACCTTCAGGTAAATGACATGCAGCTTCAGGTGGCTAAGTCTAACCCTAGTCACATTGCCAGCAGGCTGGTGACAATCCTAGTACTCCAGAAGGCCAAGGTGCAGATAAGTGGCAAGCGGTGTGATGAGCTGGTTACAGACTTAAAGGAAGCCAAGGTAGACAGGCAGGGCAGCCTCGATGCCTGGAAGAATAAGAACCCAGACAAGTCTCATGCTCTGGATGCCTTCCGCTATTTTATTTTCTCTAACTTTGCCGAGATAACATCCAACTTTAATCTGGAAAAGTATGGCACTATGCTGCAATAAATGCTACCCAATCTGCCTGCCCTTGCCTAGCTGTCCAACAGCAGTGTATCTATTCACTCCCCCGGGTGACTATGGAAGAGGCATTCTCGTGAACATAGTTAAGCCAGGAGTCAATGTGCAAGGCCAGCAATTGCTCAGCATTGGAGGTGATGGGTTTGTTGAGATTGACTTAGAGGCACTGCCTGAAGGCTTCTTCAACCCTTGGGGTGGACAGTACACCATTAGCTTTGCTGATCCTGACTTACCCAATAAGCCATTAACCTACATCTCAGTTGATGGTGAGCAGTATGACAGCATCTGCCTGAGCTTCATTCAGACAATCAGTAATGAGGAGACAGTGATAGCAATTATTAATCCTATAAATAATGAACAACCCGATTTATGATATTGATGCAAGTTGTGGAGGCAAGCGCAGAGGCTGTTGCCTTATCGAATTACCTAACGATGCCGAGCCTGCTGATGTTGTTGCTGATAGCTGCACTCAGCGCATCCTTCTCATTGTTTCTGGACTTCCTTCTGGAGGATCACCCAGTTGGGCAGTGGTATCTGTTACAGATTCAGAAGCTCCCGACTTATTGGGCTAAGCCCCTAGGGGAATGCCCATTCTGCTCCGGTGCTTGGCAGTTCCTCATAATCTCTTGCCTTATTTTTCACTATCCATTTTACTTATGTTCAATATTTTTAGGAGTAAACCATCTGCTCCTGCTCCTGTTCAACAAGTGGCAGAAGAAGCTCCTGCTCAAGAACAAGGTGGCAGAATACTTTACAGGGGTGTAGCTCCCAAAGACCGATGGGATCAGATTGAGTTTGCTTTCACCTCCGGGGGAGTCAATTACTTCAAGTTCACAGCAGAGGTCAATGTGCCATTCCAGAGGGCAGTGGCAGCCAGAGACATCTTCACCGAAGAGCTTTGGCAAATCAACCCAGACTACCTGAGAGGCTGGAACAATGGCCTAATCAATCTACTCCTGGACAAGAAGAAGAAGGATGACAAGAAGCTCTATGAGATAGGGATTCTCGCATCCCGGCTAAAGGAACAGATGGAGCTATCGGTTAGCCTGGTCAGGCAGATGAAGCTGGCAACAGTTGTCTACTTTGATGAGCATGAGAATCCACTGGACTATCAATACCCATACAACAAGTCTAAGCTCAGCCATTGGATGGAGCATAATGATGTTCAGGGTTTTTTTTTGAATCTGCCGGAGTACGCCTATCTGCCCTCTTTGACCGAGTACAGCACGAATTTCCCGAACTATTTGCAGGCCGAAACTCTGCAAAACCTAAACAACCTGAAGCACATTATTGGACTGCAATTACCAGACAGCACAGGCAGCGATTTGATGAACAGTATAGAGTTGCAAATGGAGATTTTGAGCGAGTTAAATACTTGGTCGAAAGGCCAATCTACGAGTACTATTTAATTGTGAGTAGCTATATTGCGGATCAAAAGAAGAGGACTAGGGTGAGAACATAATTGTTTAGTGTTTTGGTTTAGTGAAACAGCGAAAGAGCCACTGATATTCGGTGGCTTTTTTAATTGCTATCTTTACGGCATGGCAACGATTTCAACTAATGACATCAAGATCAGGTATGACATTGACCTGAGTAAACTTCAGCAGGCTACTTCTGAATTTGATAAGATTACCTCCGAGGAACGGCAGTTGCTTGCTGAGCTTGGGAAACTCAAGAAGCAGTTTGATGAATTAGGAGATAAAGCCAAAAAGTCTGGTAAGGATGCTGGCGATGCTATGGGCGGCATGGGAGCTGTTGCTTCTAAAATTGCACCAGCAATAGCAGGAATCTTTGCTGCCGATAAAGTCATGGGCTTTGCCAAAGAGGTCATTGCTGTGACTGGGGAGTTTCAGAAACTATCTGCTGTTCTTACCAATACACTTGGAAGCAGGAGTGCAGCAGCTGGTGCAATGACTAACATCCAAAAGTTTGCATCAGAGACACCATTTTCGGTGCAAGAACTTACTCAGTCATTTGTAAAACTAGCCAATCAAGGATTCACGCCTACTGTTGCTCAGTTGAGAAGGTTAGGAGACCTGGCTTCCTCTACCGGAAAAGGATTTGACCAATTAGCGGAGGCAATAATAGATGCTCAGACAGGAGAGTTTGAGCGATTAAAGGAGTTTGGCATCCGAGCAAGCAAGGCTGGAGATCAGGTTACATTCACATTTAAAGGTGTTCAGACTCAAGTTCAATTTACCAATGATGCCATTAGACAGTATCTAGTTTCGCTAGGCGATATTCAAGGTGTTAGTGGTGCTATGGCTGCAATCTCTGGAACACTAGAGGGGCAAATCAGCAACCTTGGAGATGCTTATGATAGTTTACTCAATACAATTGGAACTAATCTAGCACCAGTTTATCAGAAGGCATTAGTTTTAACATCTGCATTCCTAAATAAGCTAAACGATTTATTTGGAGGTAAACAAATTAAAGAGGCTGGAGAAAATTTCAATAAGTTATATGAGAAATATAGCAATGCAAGCTCTGAGGCTTTAAAAAATGGAAAAACCAATGCAGAAAGTAGCATAAAGATTGAAAAGGACAGGCTCGCCCAGATGAAACAGATATTTGGCGAGGAAACTAAGGCTGCTGAGGTTGTAATGGAAGAATATAGAGCAAGCGGAAGTGAATATGATGACATTCAGAAGCAGTCAATTACTACTTCAAGAACGGTTACAGCCGAGCAGATAGCTAATCAAGAGTCTTTAATTAACTCATACCAACTAAATATTGATGTATTCAATAAGCTATATGAAGAGAAAAAGAAGAATCTTCAGGTTGATCAAGCCACTGAGAAGCAAGATAAGGCAGCATATCAGGCTAAGTTAAAAATCTATGAGCTTGAGAAGCAACAGCAAGTGCTGATGGCTCAGTTAAGAGGCTCAAAGCTGGGTGAGGTAGGTGCTGAAAAGGTATTTCAGCAGAAGGTTTATGACTTAAAAAAAGAATACAGCACTAAGAACATTGGCATTATAGAAGATGAGGTCAAGGTAGCCAAGCTCCAGCGAGATAAGGCAGCAAATGATTATGAGGATGCAGCCAAGAAGGAGCTTCTAGTAACTAAAGAGGTAAAGATACAAGTTGCTGAAGAGGATAAGACTCTTTACGATAAGCGACTAGCCCAGATGAAGGCATGGCAGAAAGCCTATGAGAAAGGGCTAGCTGATGAAGTTGAAGCGGCAAAAAAAGCAGAAGAAGAAAAACAAGCAATTAAGCAGCTAACCTTAGAACTAGGGCAAACACTTGTATCCGGTGCATTTGACTTATACCAGGCTAACCTTAGCAATGAATTATCGGCATTACAGAAGCGATACAATGAGGAAATAAGGCTAGCTGATGGCAATGAGCAGAAGATTACCGAAATCAATAATAGAAGAGATCAAAAGGAAAGAGAAATTAAGACTAGGCAATTCCAGGCTGAAAGAAATGCTGCTGTGGCTAGAGTTGTGTTTGAAACTGCATCAATAATTGCTAAATGGTCAAGCAATCCGATTACATTGCCTCTTGCTGCCTTGACTCTAGCAACTCAAGCTGCCCAGATTGGCTTTATATTAGCTCAACCAGTTCCTGAGTTTGCAGAAGGTACTAAGGGAAAGGCATTCAAAGGAGGTAAGGCAATAGTAGGGGAGCGAGGGGTAGAGAAGGTTGTCACCGAGTCAGGCAAAGTTTACTTCACTCCACCAACTGCCACGCTTGTAGACCTTCCTAAAGGATCACAAGTTATTCCTAACCACTCCCTGAGCAGACAGGAGGTGTTCCTGGCTAACCACTATGCCAACAGAACCAGCAGCAGTGCTGGCTCTCCGGTGGTAGGCAAGTTAGATGAGATTGGAAGCATACTTAAAGGCCTGCCCATTACTCAGCTTAACATGGATGAGCGAGGCTTTGAGAAGTTTATCCGCACGCCAAGGCGCAGTACTAAGATTCTTAACAATAGATTTGGCATCAATAACTAATGGCAAACTGGAAGTTTTTTCTCGATGGGAATGAAGTAGAAGAACCAATTGGCTGGGATGCCATTGAGTTCACTGCCATTCGGATGGATAGTCATGGCATAGATCAGCCATTCAGTACTGAGGTCAGATTCTATGCAGAAGGAGCAAGGTATATCAAGTCAATCTATGACCAACACTTCATCAATCAACCCATTGCCATAACCATTACTTCTGATGTAGGCTATGGGAACTCCTCATACCAGTTCGATGGCTTTCTTAATCTGGCAATCTATCAGGAAAAGAATGTCTGTGATACCGATTCTTGGGAGATTACGGTAGGAATCATTGATGACAATTTCAGGGAGGATTTCAAGGCCAGAACTGATGTAGAGATTGACCTGACAAAAACCAAAGACTTAAATGATAGCACTATCAACGCATTGGCATTCCGAAATGTCCGGATGCACCGGATGCTTTTATACTTGACTGCTACTGGTAAGAACTTTGCGGATATTACTGGCTATGCCGAATTTGATTCAATTCCAGCTGTAAGAGCAGCACTTAGTGTTCCAACCTATTGGAGTCAATCAGATTTGAGAGAGGCTTACGGAAGTACATTAAACACTGCTGTTATTCAAATAATAGGGGAAACAAATTTTGCCAGCGGTGCAATTTTTGTCAATAATCAAAGTGTAACAAGAACAATTGAATATGAAATAAAAGTTTCTTTTGATGGTCAAAGATATTTAGGGACAGCAAATGCAGAAACATTAGAACTTCGAATTTCAGAACACGCTGGAACTACTTTTATTTCAAAAATTGTTTTATACACTGTTTCTCTTGGTTTTAACCAATCATTTTCAAATTTAAATGCAACGTATACAGGAACTTTTAATTGTCCTCCAGGACATACCATAAGTCTGCAATTTGTTGCTCTTGGTGTAGGGGTAAAATGGGGAGCAAATATTAATATCTACGAAGGTTACACCATTACCCTTAATGAAATAAACGAAGGAGAATTTGCCTCTACTTCTGATGTTCTTACGATTGAGCAATGGCTAAGGAGGTGTATCTATGTAATGACCGGAAGCAATAATAAGCTGCTATCAGATACCTTTAGTGAGTCAGGAAACGGATGTGAATGGAGTTATGCCCTAACCAATGGTATCAGGATTAGGAATAACACCACAGAGGCAGGAACGCAGTTAATGACTTCTTGGAAGAAGACCTTTGAGGAACTTGATAAAATCTTCTGCCTTGGATGGGCATTTGAATGGACAGGATCGGAGTGGAAAATTAGGGTTGAAACCAGAGATTACTTCTACCAGAACTTGGTAAGTCAATCATTTGCCAATGTAGGAGAGGTTGTTCAGGCGGCTAAGGTGGATATGCTTATGAACAATATTACTACTGGCTACACCGACCGCTGGAAAAACATTCAGATTTCTGGTGTTTATGCAGTTCATACAGAGCGCAACTATTTCATTCAGAATAGGGCAATGAATGAGAACTCATCTGCAAAACTGGATTTAAGATCAAATATAATTGCCGAGGGCTATGCGATAGAGTTTTACCGGAGAATGGCAGACATTACCTATGGTGCGGCATCTTCCGATAGGCCGAATGATAATGAGACATTTATTATCTGGCTTAACCGGATTGAATTTACAATTCCCACAATTGAAACAAGTGAGTACAATCTGCCAGAGGAAACTGGATCAGAAACATTTGCACCGGGAACGGCATCGGCAAGTAGTAATATAGCTTGTAATGTTAATGGAGACATACTGGACAACAGATATAATTTTGCCATCACTCCGGCAAGGAATGCTTATAGATGGTGGAAGTGGCTTGGAATGTTTACTTATAAAATGCCAGGATTTGTTGCACTCCGGTATCAAGTAGGCCAGTACTTCACCAACATTGAAATAGGCATAATCACAGGCTATGATTGCAATATTTTTGCCATAGCAGAGCAGGGCATTGAAGAGAACGATTCAGTCTCTCCAGTTCTTCTGGATGAGCCTTATAAGGACTATCTACTCAGGCCAATTGAGGTAACATTTAGTTACCCACAAAGTCTCTGCGATTTCTTAACTTTGTCTCAGGATGAGCAGTACAAGAAAGTAAGGCTCACCTCTGGCAGTTTGGTTATTGAGGGATTCATAACTTCGGCAACCAATCAACCGGAAGATGCCTCCGGTGGTACAACTCAATTCACATTGCTTTACTCCAATCAACAATCAGAGCCGGGTGGAGCATTTGATGATGGATTTGATGATGGATATGACAACGGTGGTTAAATATGCCTAACATTACCAGGAGTGCCTTAGATGCACTAAGTCTCACTAACTTCCCGAACAATACTTCACAGCTCATTTCTCCAGCTGATCTAAGGGATTGGCTGGAAAATGGGATTGACTCTTTTGTCACCCAGAAGGATTCCTCTAGGCTTGAAAATGTCATTTATGAGAATGAAGGAAGTGATATAGCGGCATCTGCCACAGTTAATCTAGCAAGTGCTACTGGTAACTTTCTTCACATCACAGGAGCAGCAACAATAAGTTCATTCGGCACTTGTCCAGCTGGAGCAAGGTTTGTTTTAGTCTTTGATGGCATCTGCACATTGACTTACAATGCCACATCATTGATTATTCCAGGAAGCAGCAATAAGACTACTGCTGCCAATGATTGCTGCATGATAGTGAGTGAGGGTAGTGGCAACTGGAGAATAGTAGGCTACTTCCCTATCTCTGGAGGAGGTGGAGGAGGAGGAACAGTAACTGCTGTAACAGCTACTGCTCCATTAGCATCAACTGGAGGAACTGCGCCAGACATTAGCATTCCGCAAGCCAATGGATCAACAGATGGTTATCTTAGTTCTGGTGACTGGACAACATTTAATAGCAAGGGAAATGGAACGGTTCAATCGGTTAGTGGAACAGGAACTGTCAATGGAATATCACTGTCTGGAACAGTAACTGGTACAGGCAACCTAACTCTTGGAGGCAGTCTTAGTGGAGTAAGCCTGACAACGCAAGTAAGCGGAACTCTTCCATTTGGCAATGGAGGAACAGGCCAAACAAGTTATACCGATGGTCAATTACTAATTGGAAATACTTCTACTGGAGGATTAACCAAAGCAACATTAACTCAGGGAAGCGGAGTTACCATTACTAACGGAAATGGAACTATTACTATTGCCGCAACAGGAGGAGGTCCGGCAACAATTTCAATAGGAAGCACCATTACCTCTGGAACTAATGGATCAGTATTGTTTGTTGGTTCAGGCCAATTACAACAGGACAATACAAACTTCTTTTTTGACAATGCAAATGACCGACTAAGCATTGCAGGAACTACAACACCTGGAGCAAGGTTACAACTTGGAGCAGGAAGTGGAACTGTTCCACATTTGATTCTTACTCCTACTTCCGCTGCAACGATTAGTGGAACTACTAATGGTTCTCTCTGGGTTGATACTGCCAGTAGCAACACAAGCATCACAATGCGCAAGGATAGCAATTACACGAAGATTGTTACCATTGACCGCAACCCAGACTTGGCTACCAGTGGAACTGCGCTATTGCAGGCAGATTCCAATGGCTCAATTAGTAGGGGAGGAGAATTAACTGCGTTGGGGATATATGCTCAGACAAATACACCAACTGCAATAACTACTGGATCAGGGTCTCTTATAGGCACAGTTACAGGAGTTACTGCGCTTCCTGCTAATTTCTTTGGAACAGGTAAAACTATTGCGTTTTATTTATCTGGATTAATTAGCATGGCTAATTCGGGAGGCCCGCTTGTTGCAATTGATTTCAGAATAACCGATGGAACAACAACAGTTACTTTAGGTACACTTAGTTATGACACTACCAATTTAACAAATCGTGTATATGTTATAGATACAAGTATTACTTGTAGATCATCAGGTTCTAATCCGGTTTTTGGTGTAGCAGGAAAAATGATTGTGAATCATACTGCTAAAGATCAGGAGACAGTTTTTATTACTCCTGCGGCAGTAACCGCAACATCATTAAACACATCATCTGCCTTGACATTACAAGTAGTTGCTACTTGGACTAATCCAGGAACAACAAGTTCTATAAGTTCAATTGTTAATTATTGCCACTATCTAAACTAATGCCACTAACAACCATATATGATGGAGGCACAAG